AGAGCCACACAGCCGCGCAAGACTGTATGGACTAAGGAGGATATCACAAAGTTCTTAGACGCCGCCTACAGCGATTTTAGCACACGTAATATAGGTCTTATTGCACACATGGCATACGCTTGGTGTCAGCGAGTAGGAGATATGCGCCTGTTGACTTGGGATAGTATTGATTTGAATGAAGGTCGTGTGCATATTGAACAGTCAAAGAGAAGGGCAGAGGTTGTATTGCCTATCGATGATGACCTGCGTGATATGTTAGTACAACAAGAACAGGACTTCGGTTTTCAACCTTACGTTGCACCAAGACCAACACCATACAGAGGAACGTATGAGCCATACACACAGTACAAGCTACCGTTGTTTGCACGTAGGCTGATGGATGAGGTGGGTCTATCAAAAGACTTGAGACTGTCTGATCTTAGACGAACAGGCACAACAGAAATGGTAGAAGCTGGTGTAGGAATAGGACAAATCATGTCTGTTACAGGACACGCTAATCCACAATCAGTAAAACCTTACATGAAAAATACATACAACAGTGCAAATACTGCGTTGACAGCCAGACGTGAGCATGGTATAAGCACTAAACTGCCGCAGGGAAAGTGATATTATATATAACTATATATACACTTAACTGTTTAATAGAAAGGATATATAATGTTTAACCCTGACGATTACGATGTAGCTAATGGAGAGACTAAGCGTCTTGATTGTCCAGCATGTAAAGGCTTCAAGACTTTCAGTATAACAAATAACATGGGCAGTCTCATGTGGAATTGTTACAAAGCAAGTTGTACCTTGAGTGGTGGTACTCGTGTTCATCTATCTGTTGAAGACATACGAAATGGATTCAAGGGTGCAGAAGACTTTGCTTCACAAGATACATTCGTAATGCCAAGCTACATCGTACCCTGTAACTCTGATGTAATTGATTGGGCATCAAGCTTGTATCAGTTGGATGCTAAACAATTAGGTTTGTTGTATGATGTAAAGGATCACCGTGTTGTATTTCCAGTCGTACATGATGGTAAGATTGTAGATGCAACAGGTCGTTCACTTGGAAAGAAACTACCTAAATGGAAAAGGTATGGAAAAAGTGGCTTGCCATACTCGTATGGTTGTGGTAAAGTCGCAGTTGTTGTTGAGGACTGTGTGAGTGCAGCCGTTGTTGGTTACGGTTCCTTTGTCGGGGTTGCGATACTTGGAACGTCTTTACAAGAGTCGCATAAAGGATATCTTTCACAGTTCTCAACAGCCATAATAGCGTTAGACCCCGATGCGCTACCGAAGACATTGCAGTTTGCAAAAGAATTACGTGGGCATGTAAACGATGTTCGTGTACTACGTATAAATGATGATCTTAAATATCGTAACCCCGAAGATATGGAGAAGCTAAATGGAATTATCACTGATTAGAAGTCTTATGGACAAAGAGTTTTACGATGAGCATCGTGGCGCACGTTGCCCTGATCGTTTGTTCAGTAAGGATGTACGTAAAATTAAACAGGCTATTGATACAGCAATGGATCGCTATGAGCGTAGCGTTACACCAGATGAGATCGAAGCTTTGTTCATGGCTAATAACCCAACACTTACTACAGCACAGAAGCAAGCGTATTCTTCTTTGTTTAATAGCGTTAAACGTGAGGCACCTATGGGTGGTGACATAGCGCAAGAAGTATTGTCTAAGTTATTTCAACAGGTGATTGGAGAAGACATTGCCAATCTTGGATTTGATTATGTGAATGGGGATCAGTCTAGCCTTGAACCATTGCGCCAAATGCTTGAACAGTATGGTGACGACTTCACACCTAACTTAAAAGTTGAGTGGGATGATATTAGTCTTGAGACATTGCTTGATCGTAATGATCTTGAAGCACGATGGACATTTAACATACCGTCACTGACACGTAAGGTTGAGGGTGTTAACGCAGGTCACTTGATTGAGGTGGGTGCCAGACCAAATACAGGTAAGACATCGTTTCATGCAAGCTTAATTGCATCGCCCGGTGGTTTTGCTCATCAAGGTGCCAACTGCATTATCTTATGTAACGAGGAAGGGTATCATCGTGTGGGTGCAAGATACCTGACTGCCGCTACAGGCATGACTATGCGTGAGATCAAAGAGAACCCAAGCAAAGCACGTGACTTGTACGCACCTGTAAAAGAACGTATCAAGATTAAAGATGCCACAGGACGTGACATGAATTGGGTTGAGAGTATCTGTAAGTCATACAAGCCAGACATTGTTCTGCTTGATATGGGTGATAAGTTTGCTAGGACAGGAGGCTTTGCAAGACAAGATGAAGCACTGAAGGCTAACGCTGTTCATGCTCGTATGATTGCTAAGCAACATGAGTGTGCTGTGTTCTATATGTCACAGCTATCAGCAGAAGCAGAGGGTAAGGTCATACTTAATCAGAGTATGATGGAAGGATCACGCACAGGTAAAGCTGCTGAAGCTGATCTTATGATCCTGATTGCTAAGAATCCTGTTAAAGAAAACCAAGACGAAGAAGATACCGCACGTCATCTAAATGTAGTAAAGAATAAGTTGACAGGATGGCATGGTGATGTACACTGCAATCTTGAATATCAAACAGCGAGGTATGTAGTATGAAACTAACACTTGACGTAGAGAATACTGTTACACATCGGGATGGCAAGATGCATCTTGATCCTTTTGAACCAGATAACTCTCTGACTATGATTGGTATGCTTAGTGACCAAGGAGAAGAGGTTCATATTACTTTGGATCATAAAGAGGTCGATAAGACTCCTAATGGTCACTTTATAGTACAGGACTGGCTTGATCAAGCGACTGTGCTTATCATGCACAATGCTGCACACGATTTGCTGTGGCTGTGGGAGAGTGGGTTTAAGTATGATGGCCCTGTGTTTGACACAATGCTTGCAGAGTATGTGCTACAGCGTGGACAGAAAGAACCACTGTCACTTGAGGCTTGTGCTATACGCTATGAGTTGGACACGAAGAAGCAGGACACACTGAAAGAATATTTCAGAAAGGGCTACAGTACTCGTGACATACCTCATGCAGAGTTGTCTGAGTATCTATCTGCTGACCTTCATGCCACACAACAATTGTCTGATCGTTTGTATTATCGTCTTAATACACCAGAAGATAGTTCACTAATGACGACAGCACTGCTTACAAATGAAGTAGCAGTTCGTCTTGCACGTATCTATCAGAGAGGGTTTACTGTTGACTTGGATATGCTAGAGGAAGTTCGTAAAGAATACGAAGAAGAAAAGGTACAGCTAATCGAAGAGTTACAGGAACAAGTTCGTGATGTTATGGGTGATACACCTATCAATCTCAATAGCCCAGAGCAATTGTCTTGGGTGATCTATGGTCGTAAGGTTATAGATAAAAACGATTGGTCTGTTAGCATTGATCCATACATGGATGACTCAGAGTTTCGTCATATAATTAATACAAAGACAGAGAAACTCTACAAGACAAAAGCACAGCAGTGTCCTGAATGTAAGGGTAGTGGTTACATACTTAAAAAGAAAAAGGACGGTACGCCATACGCTAAAGCTAATCGTTGCCCTATATGTAACACAGATGGATTTCTATTTAATCCGACAGAGACAGCCGCCGGATTTAAATTCAGACCACCTACTCCTAAGTGGGCAAGTGCCAATGGCTTTAGTACAAGCAAGAACAATCTTCAGTTACTTGAGTCAGCAGCAAAAGCAAAAGGACTAGACAAGGCTGTTAACTTTCTGAGTAAAGTCAGAAGGTTGAGTGCTGTTGATACATACCTATCATCTTTTATTGATGGTATTAAAACGCACGTAAAGCAGGATGGTAAGCTGCATGTCAGACTGCTACAGCACAGAACTGCAACAGGTAGACTGTCAGGTGCTGATCCCAACATGCAGAACATGCCACGTGGTCAAACCTTCCCTGTAAAAAGGGTATTCGTATCACGTTTCGATGGTGGCAAGATACTAGAGGCTGACTTTGCTCAGCTAGAGTTTCGCGCTGCCGCTTATTTATCACAAGATGGAGTTGCAATTGAGGAAGTTTCTACTGGATTTGATGTACATGCATACACCGCGAAGGTTATTACCGATGCTGGTCAACCTACGGATCGCCAAACTGCAAAGGCGCACACGTTTGCTCCACTCTATGGCGCAACAGGCTTTGGAAGAACGCCAGCAGAGGCAGCATACTATGAACACTTCACAGAGAAGTACCAAGGCATCGCAACTTGGCATACCAAGCTGGCTCAAGAGGCTTTAACTACTAGAAAAATACGTACACCAAGTGGTAGAGAGTTTTCTTTTCCTGATGTTATACGTAAGTCTAGTGGGCGTGTATCACACTTTACACAGATAAAGAATTATCCTGTGCAGAGTTTTGCAACGGCAGACATAGTACCTATTGTGCTTATCTATATAGATGACTTACTTGCTTATGCAAAATCATGCATAGTGAATACAGTACATGATAGTATTGTGATTGATGTACACCCAGACGAAGAAAGGCTTGTACTTCAGACAATAGAAAAAGCAAACAATGAGTTACCCAATTTGATCACAGGTAAATGGGGTATCACATTTAATGTGCCATTATTATTAGAGTCAAAAATAGGACCAAACTGGCTTGACACTAAAGATGTGGCGTGATATAACTATGCACTATTCTCTAAAAGAAAGGAGTAAAATATGACACAACTAACAACAATTAATGTTAATGATTATGCTGCAATGGCTAAAGCTTCAGGCATTGCACATGAAAAGACCTCTTCATCTTCTGGTTCATTGGCACGACTACGAATTAATCATGCGCCTATCATGGGTCCAGCAGAAGTTAATGGTAAGACTGTCAATGTCGAAGTTGTTGAAGGTGGTACATACAAGCTGGAAATTCCTGACGGACCTACCTACTATGCATCGTCTGTTAAGATTCGTCCTTTCATGCAACGCTTTATGCATAAGCGTTTTGTGCAAGGGGATGCTAAGAAACCAAATCGTTATATCAAGACAATCATGTCAGATGATCTGGACATAGACCTTAAAGATAATGATGGTGGTTTCAACTGTGGCAAACCAGCAGGTTACATCAAGGACTTTAAAGCACTACCTAAGTCACAACAAGATTTGCTCAAGTCAATCAAACGTGTACGTGCTGTCTTTGGTGTAGTCGAATGTATCAATCCAACAGATGACAAGGGTAATTCTGTAAATATAGAACCAACCCCATTCATTTGGGAGATTGATAATCGTGATGCATTTAAAGAGATTGGAAATAGTTTCAATACTCTTGCTAAACGAGGGCTTCTTCCTGTCAATCACATCATCACTGCTAATACAAGTGAACGTAAAATACCAACAGGCGCATCCTATTACGTACCTGTAGCATCACTTGACATCAGTAGTGTTGTCGAACCATCTGAACAAGACCATGTTTTGTTTGGAGACTTCTTGGAATGGATTGATAACTACAACAACTACATCTTTAACTTATGGTCAGAGAAAGTAAACTCACGCATGGAACAAGATGATGTAGATGTAGTAGACGATATCGTAGACATTGATATCGAAGAAGAAGAGGTAGCATAATGCATCACCCTGCTGAATTAAAAATCCATAGGTATATGGAAGATGTTGTTAAGGGTGAGTCGCTTATGTCTGAGTCAACCATTAAACAGGTTGGCTTGGATGTAATGACAGCACTCCAAAAACAATTCGGCAGTGGTAATGGCAGGGGCGATTTTAAATTACGCATGTCAAATGTGGGTCGCCCCACTTGCCAACTTTGGTACGAGAAGAACAAACCAGAAGTCGCCGTGCCATTGCCTACCACATTCGTAATGAACATGATGTTGGGAGATATTGTTGAAGCAGTATTTAAGGGCATCATGAAAGAAGCGGGAGTTAAATATGAAGACACTGATAAAGTCACACTGGAAGTCGGTAGCCATCGTATTAATGGGTCTTACGATATTATTGTGGATGACGCCGTAGATGACATCAAGTCTGCATCTGACTGGTCATATAAAAATAAGTTTGAATCTTATGATAAGTTGGCAGAGAAAGATGGCTTCGGGTATATTGGTCAGCTTGCTGGTTATGCAAAGGCATCAGGCAAACGTGCTGGTGGTTGGTGGGTAGTCAATAAAGCTAACGGTCAATTCAAATATGTACCAGCTACAGGTATTGACATTGATGCAGAGGTCGCTAAGATAGAAGATACCGTTAACAAGGTAGAGGAGAATGTATTTGAGAGATGTTTTGAACCAGTACCTGAAACATTTAGAGGTAAAGCTACAGGCAACATGGTACTTAACGATGGATGTAAGTTTTGTCCATATCGTTTCGACTGCTGGGATAACCTTACTGAACGAGATGCTGTGATGTCGAAAGCAAAGACACCACCAAGAGTAGAATACATTGGAGATGTAGTTGCAGCATAAACAATTTAGAGCAGCACGAAAGCACGGATACCGTAGTGGACTAGAGTTAAAGGTAGCAAAAGAACTAGACGATCAAGGCTTTGATTATTTATATGAGAAAGTTAAAATCGAATGGGAAGACCTTGCTTATAGAACCTACACCCCAGACTTCGTGCTGTTCAATGGAATAATCATAGAGACTAAGGGGCAGTTTACCACTGCTGATAGGCGCAAACATCTTGCTATTAAGAAGCAGCATCCGAATCTGGATATTCGGTTTGTATTTGAGAACAGCAGGAGAAAACTTAGGAAGGGTGCCAAGTCTACATATGCAGAGTGGTGTGTGAAATATAATTTTTTATATTATGATCGCATAATTCCTGAAGACTGGCTTAAAGAAAAGGGAAAGAAGAAGTATCCTGCGTTTATCAAATTCACAGGCACTAAAGTTAAGAGGAGGTATTAATGGATAAGGATGATGTATTAAACAGTATAACTAATGAAGACTTTCTTATTAAAGTAAAGCCATACACAGACGGTGATGGTGAGTGGAATGGTGAGGTGGATATATCTATCATGGCATTTCCGGGCAACCCACTAGACGATGAATCCTATGGACAGCTAATGCACTTTTGTAAAATGATGTGTTCTACTATACCTATCATGGAACACTCCGAAGAAATTCGTAACATAGTTCACGAGTATGTGTTAAATGTAGTTGACAACGAGATGCAAATCGATGTAGAACTAGAGGAAGAGATGGGCGTAGAGAAAACATATGATGGGAATGTAGTTCATCTAAACTTTTACACAAAGACAGGAGGTAGTGCATGAGACACGAAGATTATATGAAAGAATTACAGAAGAAAATGGAGTGGAAAGATGTCGATTGGGATACTGACTATTCTTTCGCAGACGATGTAAGACCTGACATGGTAAACAGTCCACCCCACTACAACGCAACTGGCATTGAATGTATTCAGGCAATCGCCGCCGCCACAGATAAAGGGTTTGAGTATTATCTGCAGGGTAACATTCTAAAGTACATATGGCGTTATCGCTATAAAGCAAAGCCACTAGAGGATTTAAACAAAGCTAAGTGGTACTTGGATAAGTTGATTGAGGAAGTGATGGCAACCGATGCGAGTTAAAATGTTTATTACAATCGACATTGATCCAGAGGAATACCCCATACCTGCAGATGGACAGGTTGGGGAAGAGATAGAGGATGGAATACAGGAGTATTTCTATGATGTGGAAGGTGCTGAGATACGTACTATTAAAACAATAACGGAGTGATATTATGAATAACTATTTACCTACAGACTACCAAACTTTTATTGCTACCTCACGGTACGCACGGTGGATCGAAGACGAACAGAGGCGTGAGACTTGGGCAGAGACAGTCCAAAGATACTTTGACTACATGGAAAACCATCTTGCTGAAAAACACAACTACGCTTTGTCTGATCAATTACGTGCTGAACTTGAGGAGGCAGTACTTAATCAAGACATCATGCCAAGTATGAGAGCATTGATGACTGCTGGTCCTGCACTAGATCGTTGTCACGTTGGAGGTTACAACTGCTCATATGTACCAGTGGATAGCCCACGTGCTTTTGATGAGACTATGTACATTCTCATGTGTGGCACTGGTGTAGGCTTTTCTGTAGAACGCAATTGTGTTGAGAAACTGCCTATTGTAAATGAACACTTTGAAGAAAGTGACACAGTAATTAAAGTTGGAGATAGTCGTCCGGGCTGGGCCAAATCCTTGCGTGAACTAATCTCACTCCTATACGCAGGGCAAATTCCTAAATGGGATACCAGCGAAGTTCGTCCTGCTGGCGCAAGGTTGAAAACATTTGGTGGTCGTGCTAGTGGCCCAGCCCCACTGGAAGAACTGTTTGAATTTGTCATTCAAAAATTCAAAGGTGCTGCTGGTCGTAGACTGTATCCAATTGAATGTCATGACATCATGTGTAAGATTGGTGAGGTTGTAGTTGTAGGTGGTGTACGCCGTAGCGCACTTATCAGCCTGTCTAACCTAAAT